CAATAAGTCCGCCGACACCACTGATCTCAGTTAGATCGTCTGTAATAGCTAGTGCGGAGAAATCTATTTGAGTTTTGCCGTCTAGATTATAGATGTTTGTTGTAATACCATCTTTACCGATAAACTTTGCATATCTAGATGCACCAACTGCCTGTGCGGGACCAGTGTTTGCTTCTGCAAACCAGTTTACATATTGATCTTGCCCGTCTGGGTATGACAATTTACCAATTTGATCTAAGGTATATTTTTCATTCCAACCGCTAACTAAATATATTAAACCGTCATCTTTTCCGCTTACAGTATTTAGTAATCCATTAATACCGCTTATAGCATCAAAATTGCTAGATGCCCAACCACTAACCAGTACACCGCTATTGTAGGCGTAGTCTTTTATAGATTGTTTGATTGGATTAAATTCTTCTCTCGTTAGATCACTCTTGAGACTACTGTCTAAACTTGCTGCTTCTGCACTAGCAACTTCAAGAGCATCTGATATGGAAGCGTTTATGGCGCCAGAAACAATCCCGTCAATGCCAGATAGTGATGTTATGATACCTGAAGATTGTGAGAACCTATGCTCCATATAACCCGATATGGGAGCAGCAGAAATATCTAGTCTATAGAAATTTTCCGTAAGATTTTCACCTATTTGAATTCTTGTTTCTATTCCGCTACAACCACTTATAGAAAGAGTATCAGAGTGGTGTATCTGACCGGAACCTCCGTATTGACCTTCTATTTCCCAGAATGTATAAGAACCTGCTTCAAATACTGCATCGCTAATACTTGTTTGTAAGTGACCACTAACGTCATAGATTGTACGGCCAGGTTCCCAACCAGATATCTGAAGAAGATCAGAAAATGCCCATCCACTGACTTGATAACCACTGATAAAAGCGTATTTATCTATTTGGAAATCTGTCCAACCGGAAACATCTACAGTATAAGCTGTAGCATCGCTCGCTTTATCTATGGCAATATCATAGGCAAATCCACTTATTAGTGCCGCACTCGCCGCAACCCTAGTATCAATAATCCCATCAACACCGCTTATTTCAGTGAAAACACCTGAAGTCCAACCTGATATTGGCGCCGCAGAAACAGATAGATTATAGAATGTGTCTGTTCCATCTTCGTCAATATTCATATGGGTTTCTATACCACTAACACCACTAATTACAAGCGTGTCAGCATGTTCTATTTGACCGGAACCACCGAATTGACCTTCTATTTCCCAAAAAGCAAAGGAATTTGCTGCTAGTATCTTTGCGTCTACGTAGTCTTCAGTATAATTTTTGTTCCAACCACTCGACAGATAAACTATACCATCTGCTTTACCGCTTATACTTGTTAAAATTCCTCCAAATCCACTTATAGCAGCGAAGTTATTGTCTGCCCAACCGCTAACCAATACACCACTTTTATATGCATAATCTTTTATTGTTGTGTCTGCCCAACCGCTAACTAGATAACCGCTAACGTGCGCATAATTATCTGAGTAACTTCTTGCCCATCCGCTAACGCTATCAACAAGACCACTAACCGTCAAAAGTTGACCACCTTTGCCGCTTATCTCTATGAAAGTATTTGTTATATCAGAGAAATTACCGCTTGCCCAACCGGATACAGGTTGTGCAGAAATGGTCATATTTCTTGTATCGTGATCGTAAAATGTCTCTACACCGCTAACACCGCTTATGTAAACTTGATCGTCTTTATCTATTGTTCCAGATGTTCCGAATTGGTCGGATAGATCAAATCTCCACGCAAGAGGCACATCTATATCACCATCCACATATACATTTCTAAAGTATCCGTCAAACCTATAGTCGCCACTACCTATTGAGAATACTTGACCACTTGCAGGAACAACATCTCCAGAAACAGCAAGACCAACATTCGTACTAACAAGAATGTCGGTTCCAATTCCGAGTTGCCTTGTTGATAAATCGCCATAGAGAAGGGGCGGTCTTCCAGAATCATTTATATCTGTATCACAATCACCGGAAGCGTTTGGGTAAGTACCTAAGTAAAACTTTTGATTAGAATTATTTTTCACATAATATGCTGCACCATGACCTATAGCTATATTATGATTACCTCTGGTATTCTTTACTAAAGAGTAAGAACCTATGGAAACATTACCGGAACCAGTCGTGTTGGACCCTAACGCATTGAAACCCAAGGCAACGTTATCGCTACCAAATGAGTTACATGCTAATGTTCTAGAACCAATGGCGGTGTTTCTAGCACCGTTATAATTAATTGTTAAAGATTCAAACCCGTAGGCAGTATTATCTACAGAGGTTCTGCCTTCTAATCCTATATTAGAAAGTGAAGAATCACCACCCCTAGTTGTTCTTTCCTCGTTTGTGGAAAAATTAGTAGCAACTATAGATGTATCTTCAAGAAATCTACCAACAGAATCTGAAAGATCTCTGAAAGCAACTCTAATATCCGCCGGAGATATTAACCTACTAGAATTGTCGGGTAGAATGGTTTCTATATACTGTAAGTATTCTGTTTTACTTCTAATGGTCATGATAATTAATTAAATCTTATAATGAGTGCTTCTGCGTCAAACCTTAAAGTGTCGCCTCCAAATACCTCCCTTGGATTGTCTAACTGAGCCTGCATTAATAAATTACCTTCACCAACTTGGTTGCTGTCTAAGATTGCTAGACCAGAAACCCATCCCCAACCATAGTTTTCATCCGTATCATCGCTTTTGAACTGTGCCGTAGGCCAGTCTATTACAAAACAATTCTTGATTACACCACCGCTTGCTTCAAAAGTCTCTTGATCAAACTTCCAGTTAACGTTCCCAGATAGGGCGGGATCATTAAGGTCTATTCTCTTGTATCCACTAGACCTTCCGCCGTCTGTGTAAATTTCTTCTAGTTCTGGTATTGTTGAGCCATCATTATCATTTGCTGGAACGCCACTACATAGAGCGATGCAGATGTTTGGGACTTTAGCGAAAGTCTCACCCCTGAAGACATGATTAATCAATCCAGATTCTAAATAATGTGATAAATCAGCCATTAAAGATTACTCCTGTAAGAATCCTAGTATACATGTATAGAGTATTATACACATTTAAATGCTGTATCTATAAAAAAAGAAAGGCAATCCAATTGGACTGCCTTTCAATTTGTATTTTCTTATTAAACCGAAAACTAGAAGCTTCCGAGGATAATTCTACGGTTATCAAGAACACCGAAACCAAGTTCAGCAAATCCGTACCAACCAACTCTCTGTTGACGGTGAAGAGTAGGATCTTCGTGGATAGAAACTTGTTGCTTCATTGGCATAACGAAACTGTCGTTAGCGCCTTGATCTAGACCGATAACCAACTCAAGGTCACTTCCTTGAACAGCACCGCCAAGACCTTCCTCGAAGAACGATTGATATTCTTGACCTTCGCCAAGTTCATCAAGATCGTGAAGTGCTACACCAAAGATATTGGTAATTGGAGCGCCGCCCTCACCTGCGTTGTAGATCTGAGTTCTGATAGCATCAGAAACTTGATCTAGACCCCAGTTGCGAACGTCTTCGAGCGCTTCTGGAGAAACGTAAAGGTCGGTCAAGCGACCACGGTTTCCACTAGCTGTGTTACCACCTGCGTTACGACGCATAACGGTTTGCATCAAACTAACAAGTCTCTTGGAGAACATGCCAGCAGTTGCGTCTCCGTCATAGACCAAGATGTTACGATCAACACCAGCAGCAAGAAGTGTGTGCCAACCATCGTCATTCATCTTTTTGACGAAACCAGCTTCCAAAACTTGCATAGCGCGAGCAGTAATGTCCCAACGTGCTTCACGAGCATAGCGAAGCAAGAAGTCAATCGAACTAGCGATTGAATAGGTTGGGATCATGACGTAATCGCTCTCGACCGCACGCTCAGGAATACGACCGTGACCCGGATTCGTGTAAGCAACATGCTCACCCTCAGTTCCCGGAGAAAGCAAATCCAAAGGATATTCAGTGCTTCCGCCCGGTTCTACATTGATTGTCTCGAAAATATTTCCGAGAATATTGCCGATTAAAACACCCTTACGAAGAGGGAGTTCCAATGCTTGAGCGAACTCTCTTTGAGCCGCTAAAGCAACGTCCATATTGCTATCGCCACAATTGCGAAGCAATGAAATAAATTCTTCGCTAGGTCTTTCTGTATATGACATTGTTTTTATCTCCTGTTATTTATTAACCAAGGTTTGGAAGGTTGACGTAAAGTTTAGCGTAACCATCAGCATCTTTAGCTGACATGAAACGACCGACTGCCATCACACCGGAACTATAACTCAGGTCTGATGCATTACCGACATTACCAGCTGCTGTTTCGTCCAAGTAAGCTACGTCTCCAGCACTTGGTGTGCCAGTGATATTACTTGTTACAACCCAACCGCGAGTCAAGACAGTAACTTTACCGCCCTTTTGAACTTCATCTTTATATTGATTAAGATGGGTTCTTGTTAGGTCTTTATTAACAACGTCATTAAGAAGGATTCCAACAGGAACACTGGAGGAATCTGCTTGTGCGTATGCTACAAGGTTTGCGCCCTGATCCATTGCTGCGCCAGAAGCATTGACTGGACTTCCGTCCAAAACGACAACACCGCCGCGAGTAGCAGTACCAGCATTATAAAAAAAGCTGATATCTGTTGATTCTTCATATCTATCTGCTTTAAGAGCCATAGTTTAATCTCCTATTGAAATTATTTAGTTGAGAGTACGTTATTAGAAAGCCAGTCTGCGATACTAGCTCTTGTTGTTTCAATTTCATCTTGCTGTGGAGTAGCATCGACCAAAGTAGCTTCGGTAGTCTCTACATCTTCAAGCAATTCTGGGGTAACTTCCGCTTCTGCTTCTTCTTCATCGGCTTTAGCGTCTTTTTCTTTTTTCTTTTCAATTGCTTCCTTTAGTGCAGGAGGCATACCGGCTTCTGCTTCTTTTTCTTTTTTCTTCATGTCGCCTGGCTTTTTACCATACATAGCAACAACAAAGTCAAATGCTTCGTCAGCAAGTCCGTCAAATGCGGCTAGAGCAGCGTCTAAGTCGTCTGCTTCAAAGCCTGCTTCTACAAGAGCAGCTTTACGCTTTTCCATTTTCTCTTTCTTTTTCATTTCTTCCATATGCTCTTTAGCAGATGCTAAATCTTCTTGGGATTTAGCGAGAGCGTCTTCTAGTTCAGCAACACGAGCTTGAGTACTTTTGATACTCTCCTCAAGTTCAGCGATGCTTGAATCTTTTTCCACTATTGTTGACTCAAAAGCTTCAATCTTTGCAGCAAACTCTTTAGTAGTTTTTTCTACAATTTGTGCTTTGATTGCCTCATTCTCTGCTTTAGCAGTAACAAGTTCAGCGCGAACTTCTTCTAACTGCTTCTCTAGCAAGTTATCTGACATTATAAATTCTCCTATATTGAAATTAGAATTGTCGTCTAAATTAAATGCAACTGATTTAAGTATAACACTTCTAGGATTTGCTGGTTTAGACACCAACCCTTTGCCAGAAAATGCTATATTTTTTAATGCCCTTCCTATTTTATAACCTTCATACTCTCCGCTTCCACCGTATGATCTAAGGTGTTTAGTCAAAAATGCGGAGTCTTCGTCTCTAGCTAATATTTTTTTAGATCCATTGGGATCTGTTAGAGCATAATCGAATCCAGCAAACAAGCACTCCATCGAAACGTACCACTTGCCTTCCTCTATTTCGGAGATTATTTTCTCCATTCTTTCCTTATTTTCTTCGTTAGTCCAACTATTATAGAGTACAGCTTGAGTAATGATGTCAAAATCTTCAGGCATTTCAGCATCATCAGCAACAGCCTTTCCATCTTTCGTTAGAACATAACTACCGGTAATATGACCGATGATGTCATTCTCATCGTGCATAAAATTGAATTGCTTATCTTCAGGTGTGTTTCTTGCTGCCCAAGTTGACTCTGGCATAAAAACATCGTCATTTTTATTCCAACCACAAGAAACCAATACAGACTCTAGGTAGTATAGGTCTATTTGGTCTTTATTCTCCGCGAAAGCTCTTTCAGCAATACTAGTCGGAACCTTAAAAGAATCAGACCTAATAGCTTCAGAGCAATACGCAACGCTAGCCGTACTCTTAACGAGTTCGCCAATACCGTCGTTTATTTCGTGTTGATATATTTTTATTGTCATGGTTCACCTCTAAAGATAATATACACAAAAAATTATTTTTTTTATTAAAAAGTGAAATTAACTCTCTAAAGAGTACTCTATAAACGCGGAAATAGCACGTCTTTTATAATCTTCTAGGTTCATAGATTCAGGATTAATATTTTGAGATATTAGAGAATTTTTAAGACTCATTGGGAGTCTTTTTGCTTGGTTTAGGCAGTTAATTATTTCTTCGTCAGAGCATGTTCCCATGAATTCTATATTTGATAAGATATCTAGCTTAACGGTTTCAATGTCTTTTATTTCTGCTTTTGTTAGTTGCCTCATATTTTTCTTGTTGTTTGCAGACATATAAGCATAGTTAACTTTTTTGGATATGATGTCATATTTATCATTAGCCCACACAATTATCTCAGCAACTCCCGGTTTAGATCTAGGGGTTTCTGTTCTCTTTTTTCTTGGTCCTTGATCTATTTTGCTTTGAGGTCTACCGTTAGGATTGACTGGTTTATTTTTCTCCTTGGTGTCAGTAATTCGCTCGGTGATTTCACCTTGCTTTTCCATTTTATCCATCTCGAACTGCTTGTTAGGGTTATGGAATGGACTTGCTTTTTCAGGTAGGATTTCTTTAGATCTATCCTTGTCTTCTCTTTTAAGTCTCATTTTTTCTACGGATGGGACTTCTTTAAATCTTTCAAGAATCGTTTCGTGCGAAATGATATCTCTATCAGCGAGTTGGATTAATAGATTTTTTTCAGATGCCTCGTCTGATAGACTCATTTGATCGTAAACAATGTGAGGAGATTTCCTGAATCCCATTGCCTTCCTTACAATTTCACACTCTTTTTCCCAGAAAGCGGTGAGTTGGTCTCTTCCGTACTGTAATCTTTCTACAAGAGTTTTTAAAGAGATAAAATTATTGGTGAATCCGCCACCATTTCCAGCGATACCCGTTAAAGTTGGGGGAACTCCTAATCCTGCATAAATACTATTTAACACTGAGGTATATTTTTCTGAACCTAGAAATTTATAGACTTGACTGTTAGACTCAGTGTAAGAAAGTTCTGGACCCCAAACAAGTTCCATAGTACCGCCACCAACATTACTAGCTAAGATATCTCTTAGTTTATTAATTGCGTTTTTATTTGGAAGAATTTTATGGTCTAGATTACCAAGTGTCCATAATCTGATGTTGGATATAGCGCCATCAAGTGCAGATAAGTCAGCGAGACGCATTTTTTCAAGCATGATAACATCATCTAAGATTGCATAAATCAGGGGATTCGCCCAATGTGACCAATCGTCTTTTTTGTAGTAATGTATACATAATCTTTCTGGGTCAAGGTCTATTTTTCTTTCGCCATTTTTAATTCTATTTCTTACTTCTGGGGGAAGTGTGTCTAAGACGTGAGCGGGGATGTCGCCATTTTTAAAGTTATCCAGAAGTGTGTTAGTGCTAATTTGAAAGTTTTTTCTTCCTACAAATAGACTTATCTCACTATCTTTAATATCTATTGTTAGAGGGTTGAAGAAATTATATCTCCAAGGTATTTGAGATTTTTCAAAATTCGGAACCTCTACTGTTATATCTTTACCTATAGATTTTATGTACTTAGAAACTTCTGGTGTGATATTTGCATAACTTCTATAAGAGAAGACCTGACCTGCTCTATACAGGAGGTTAAGGAATCTTTCTGATCTTTCTTTTCCGTTTATTTTTTTAAACCATTGTTGGTAGAATTTTTCTACACTTTTATTTTCGTGTACGATGTTTATACCTTGGCAACCAAAATCACCCATCAAGTCTATGACATTTCTAATGATACCTACCTTTTCGTAGGCATCCATACACATTTTGATTGCCCGCTTTTGTCTTTGTGGAACCTGCTCACTAGGTCTAAATGCATAATAGTCATTAGAAGTAAAACCGGGTCTAACTGTTCTGTTAGGTTCAATGTCTTTGAAATCTCTGTAATGGTTGCCTTTTGTGACACCCGCATAACTATCCATAGACTCTGAGAACTGATGCATAGCGGCAGCTTTAGAAGAATCGTCTACCCATGTTATCATAGAATTTTCTGGTTTCATCTCTAACCTTTTAAGTAATTGAACTGTAATTCAAATGGTATTATATTATACACAAATTAATATATATCGTTCATATTTTGAGTAAACCAGTTAGGTCCAATAAATAGGTCTTGACTTTTATTTTGTTTTGAATCTTTCGGTAAAGCGGAAGCAAATCCACCAAAGAATTGGTACTCTTCAGGCGTTCTTGTTCTTGATATTATCCTTGCTGCCATATTTGCCATAAGCAGAGCGGAATACCTATCTTTTCTCATCTTAGATTTTTTTCCGGCGCCGACTATGACTTCTGGAGTATCCCACCTATCTCTACCCGCAGATGTCTGTGTCATCTGGATCATTGCTAATTCATCCTTGAGTTCTTCAATGTCCATCACACATTCTTCTAGAGTATCGTACATTCTACCTTTCATTCCATCATCAACATTTGAAATACCTAAAGTAATAGAGTCGAACATTGGGAACAGCAAAGCTTTGTCTTCAAAATCCTTTCTCATACCATGATTTGCTTCTGCTAACCAATCGTATTTAGCGAACTGGCACATTTCTAGTATATGTAGACCCCTTTCGTCGTCTGTGTCTTTTTCTTTATCTTGGTCAATAGTTGGCCAGATTGGCATCTCGCCATCTCTTATTTTGTCATCATCGTGAAGCGATTCCATCACTGCAATACCACCGCCCTGAGCGTCCATAGCAATATGCACACATGGGAATAACTTCATTAGATCTCTGATTTTTCTAGCGCAGTATGCATAAAAGTCTTTCTCTGTAGAGTAACCTTTTTTGACTTTTTCTTTATGTTCTGATCTTGTAGTTGTCCAGCAGTGTACAATTCTTCTGTGGTCTTCGTTTAATTCTAAGATTATTATACTAAAATTATCAACCTCAGAAGCAGGGTCAACACCGAATACATATTGCTTGTTTGGGTCTCCTATTAATTTTGCTTCAAATTTAATTTCTTTGCCATTACTTGTTTTTATTGGTTCTTTGTCATTTGAAACGCATGACTCTATTAAGGATCTCTTAAAGAAACCCTCTGAGTCGCGTGTAAACACCGCACCGAACTCCATCTGATAAATACCAGCATGAACTGTTGCTTTCGATCTAGCAACCTGTGAGGCGTCCATAAACCCATCTGGTAGAAGTTCGTAAGGAATACGTATAATTGAGTACTCTTTCCAGTCAAAGTTTTCTGGAGGGTCTTCACCTCCAAAAACATCTCTTAGTCTGTCTTTTCTTCCGTTGCTTTTAATGATAGATTTCCATCTCTTCCAGTAGTCTGCAAAATGATTGAAATCATAGTAAGCTGTCCCACTTAGAATAATTTGGTTATCTTTTTTCTCTATTTGACTCCCGTCTTGATTATCTATTTCTATTCCAAGTTCTTTCGCTTTTTTCTCTCTAGCAAGTCGTTTAACATTTTCAATTGGGTCTGAACTAACTGCGGCAAAACCTGCAACAACAGTCTCGAATATATCTCGCGGGATAGATGCAAATTCGTCAGATACAATATCGTTAGCACGCTGACCTCTAATCTTCTGTCCATCACCCAATGGTAAGCAAGTAACACGGGAATCGTTAATCCGCATAACACAACGGTCAACATCCCTACGAGGTCCACTGTTCGCATCGCAAATATCCCTTAGAATTGGAGAATTGTTCCATATTGTCTCCATGTATTCAAACAAAACTTTGGATTGTCTAAAAGCAGCGCCAACTACAACCACCTTTCTTTGTGGTAATAATACTGCTCTTAACATTGAGTAAAGCGATAGCATAAATGATTTACCAAAACCGCGACTTGCGATTAGCATTGGAAATTTTCTATTCCACAGCTCTGACAATATTAGTGCTTGAGATGGAAGTAAATTAATGTTGAATATATGTTTAACTAAGAAAGAGAAATACTCTGGTCTAGTCATTAACCATGTTAGTTTTAAATGATAATCTTCGTCTGATGTCTTTAGTAGTGACATTGGGTTAAATAACTCAGACTCATTAACGTCTATTTTTAACCACGCTTCGTCTATTTGTTTTAATTTTTTATTCATTTATATATACCGTCTACGAATCCGTAGTATACTGCTTCTTCAGCACTCATATACCAGTCTCCGTCTTTCATCTTCCTTTTTATGAATGATTTCGTTTTAGATAAGTTGTATTCTCTTTCTTTGAAATAATCTCCGTGTTTATGGCATTTCTCCGCGTATATAGAAACCATAGTTTCTGCGTTTTTCTTGTCTACTATTGAATAGTTCTGAGCGCTAAGATAGTCTCCTGTTAAGTCACTAGAACCATAATGACACATAAATACAGCATTAGGAGTCAGTAACCTCCTGTTTGCCGACTGTATTATGATAGAACCCATAGAGCATAATTGTGAGTATCCAATCATTGTGGTTTTGCATTTACAGTTATTGATGGCGTCGTAAATTCCCATACCAGCATACCAGCAACCACCTACTGTTTGTAAATAAATCGTTATAGGTTCTTTACTTTGGTTTTTTAAAAAGTTTATATTTTTATAGAAGTTTTGTAACATTCGGTGTTCTACACCAGCACTTTCTCCTGAGTCGTCGAATTCATTTATATATATCTCCCTATTCTTTACGTCAATTCCATATGAATGTATCTCAGATATTACATCTCTATTCATGGTCATGATTTTCGCCCTATTGTGTGTTTCTCGTTTATTCTTTTAAGAAGACTGCTGATTAAATCGAAAGCACCTCTTTCGCTGCCTGCAAATATAACGTGTACACCATTGAAAACAGAAAACTCCATTAAGCACCTAAGTATATATTTTCCAGTTATTTTGACTTTACCTCTTAATGCTGCGGGGATTTTTGCGCCTTCTGGAAATTTCATAACGTCTTCCATTGAAAACTCGCACACTATATATTTGTGTTCGTAGTCTCTCATTCTTTCTACTTCGTTGTAGAAAGCATATTTGCCTTTTCCGAGGTTTAATGCGATCTCTGATACACTTGCTTTTCTTTCTATACATACTTTATCCTCCATTCCTAATATAGAATAGTCTCCGGTGTCTAACTTCTTTTGCACAGTCCCATTGCATGTATTGAATTTCTTAAAGAAGTATCCCTGTTGCTCTCTACTATCTCTAACAACAGTATATTGAGGTGCTTTTTTGTATTCAGCCATTCTTTTTTCTCACCATATTATGAAATAAATTCTGATAATGTTGCTCATTCCCCGTAACCTCTTTGTGGCACTTTCTACAGAGGGTAATGCCATTATCAATATCATATCTCAACATAGACGCAGAAGACCATTTTTGTATATGGTGTGCTTGTAACTGTGTTTTATTTCTGCAACCCGGCATTTGGCATGTAAAATTATCTCTTTTGTATATATCTATACGCCATTTTTTATATACTGGATCGTCATAATTTCTTTTCATTTGCTAATTCTATTTTTAATATTCTAACGTCGTTCATTATTTCTTTAGAAAATTCAATTGTTTCTATTGAGTGATCTTTTTTTAGTATTTTCCTAAGTAATTTATAGGTAGCGTAATAACAGGCACCGTCTGGATCTTCTGCTTCTATAAATACTATAGGTGTTTTATTGTTATATTCCTCTAGTGAGTATTTTTTGAGTCTAGATATAACTAGACTCATGTCTAAATATATTTTGTAAATTTTCATTGTATGTCATGTTGTACCATCATTTTAACTAAGTCCTCGAATGAATGTTTAGGTGTCCATCCTAGTTTGTTATTAGCTTTACTGCAATCTCCTCGTAGATAGTCAACTTCTGCTGGTCTATAAAACTCTGGGTCTTGAACTACATAGTCAGACCAATCGTCAATACCAACCTCTTTAAATGCAACATCTAAAAATTCTCTAATAGTATGTGTGCGTCCTGTGCATATTACATAATCATCGGGACAGTCTTGCTGTAGCATCATCCACATCGCTTCACAATAGTCTCCTGCGTATCCCCAATCTCTATATGCGTCAAGATTACCTAATCTAAGTTTTGGGAAGTCAGCACTTTTTCCACTTTTTACAAATTCTCCGATCCATTTTGTAATCTTTCTCGTTACAAATTTTTCTCCTCTTCGTGGTCCCTCATGATTAAATAGAATACCGGCACTAGCATGTAGACCATAACCCTCTCTATATAACCTAGTCATGTAGTGAGCGGCACATTTAGCAATAGCATATGGACTTTGAGGGAGGAATTTAGTTTCTTCGTTTTGGTATTTGCTTTCAGATGTCATACCAACCTCTATGTCGTAGTTGCTACCAAACATCTCACTACTACTTGCTTGATAAAATCTAGTGTTTACCATTCTTAAATCTACAATACCTTGAAGAATATTGAGACAACCTTTACCAGTTATGTCCCAAGTTAGACCCGGTTGGTTAAACGAGACAGCAACATGGGATTGAGCAGCGAGGTTATAGACTTCATCTACATGTCCGTGATATGATAAAACATTAATAACACTTGATGAATCTGTAATATCGCCTTCAAGCAACTTAAATTTATCGTTACTATCTAGGTGCGAAATACGTGTCGTGTTATCTGTGCTTGTTCGCCTAGAAACGCCATACACAAAGTAATCTTTTTCAAGCAGAATATCTGCCAAATGACTACCGTCTTGTCCTGTAACTCCGAAAATTATAGCTGTCTTCATTTTAATCCTTGATTGTATCTGAGTTTAAAAACGGTTGATCTACTATCCCATCTTGGTACTTATGGAATTTTGATAATCTTTCTCTTTCTTTGCCCATTGCTAGGCGCATCTTTTCCATTTCTATGCCATACTTAGTTGTAACATCTGGGTTAGACATTAAGAAAGCAATCCATCCAGTAAGACTCTGCTTGCTATCCTCAATTCTTTTCACCCTTTGTTCTCTAGTTGCCTTCATTTCCTTCAACATAGAATTCTTTTTTGTCTGTAGTTCCCGATAGTCCTTGTTTAAAGACTCCTGAGAGGCGCGTAAGGACGCTACCTGACGCTCCATGTTGAATACCATGTCTACATTTTGCTGGTCTGGATCGCGCGCTCTCTCCTCCTGAATCAGTGCCTCCATGACAGTTATCTGCTCTATGTTAGACTTATTACTCTTGAGAGACCTATTCATTAATAATTCTAATTTTATAAGGTCAACAACTTGTAGTTCTTCTGTTGGTATAACGTCGTCGCGAAACTGTGAAATAATCCTAGCCCAGTGATATCTGAATAATTTAAGTTCATCGTCCGTAAATTGGTTTTTTATCTCTATCCAGTATGGTCTGTTCTCCAAGTCAAATGCTGCAATCTCTTCTGCTGAAGCACCCTTGCCAAACCTTTTCTTTATGAATTTCTCTATGCTGTCGGGGTCTCTATCTAAATACTGAGCAATCTCGATGTGAGATGCTGTCTTAACGTTGTCTTCTACGTATTTTATCTCGTCCTTAGACAATCTTCCTTTTTTCATAGTCCAAACTCCTGACGAAGTTCCTCTATTACTGCTAGAACCTCTGTTTTACGGGTTTTAGGGATATATACGTCGTGGATAATTTTTAAGTATTCAAGTCTCATGTCAGAAGGTAAATACATATCTATGAAGTTATTGAATTCTTCTTTATCTATTCTCTCATCATCTATGGAGTATTTTTCTTTATCGTCTATTATGTTTTCTTCATAGTCAAGTTGTGCGGGTTGTAAGACCCTTATCCTGTCGTCATTCGCGTCTGCAATATAGAAATTATCTCTGACAAAGTTTTTTAGGCGATTAGATAAATTAACACTCAGGAAATTTTCCAGTGGTCGTTCTTCGTCGTATCGTTCAAGCGCTTCGTGGCAAATTATATATGCTTCCTGTTTCATGTCGTCAGCGGGGTATCCATAAAATGTATATTTAGGTGCAATCCTATCAATAACTTTTTTGATAATATCTAGTGTTTCTTGTTCTGTTAGATTGGATGGTACTTTCATTCCTCACCCCACATTAACGCGCGCCATCGTTCTCCGTCGTATCCCTCGAAACATTCGTCTGTATTGTTATATCTGATACTGCCTTTAACGGGCTTTTTGTTATTATCTAGTAATATTGTCCATAGTTCATTTTGGTCTATGGATTGTATGATATTATTTAGTCTACCTAATAATGTTTTGTTTTGTAGTTCTACTGGCATAGGTGTAAATCTATCACTACAGCACATAACGCTATTCTCTATAGCAAATAAATTTTTGTAGTTATTAGGGGTCGCCGTGGTAACTACTAGCAAGACACCATCTGGTTGCTTAATACGTCCCACAGTACCATTCTGCGCTTCTGGACCGTGACTCTGCGTGGCAGTCAGAAATACGTATTCTCGCTCAAGAAAGAACTGGTTGTTCTTTTTAAAAACTACACCTACACCAAACTCCTGATATATTCTGTCCCTGCCGTCAATAGTGGTGTATGCGGTATAAAAGAATTTTTGACGTTTTGGGATAGCGTGTTTTAGGTCATATTCCTTTGGGATTTCTCCAACTCCCGGTAGAAGCCCGTCAGTAAGAATCAAATCCTTACTAGTCGCCTGAATCTTCGCTAGACTTGTCGCGTTCGTCGATGTCGTTAGCTTCTGTTTTTTCATTTATTAAATTTCCTAATGATTTGTCCTCTTTTTTGAGATCTTCGTGTACCGATTTCACCACGGTAGCGTCTGCTTTACAAACAATAAATGATGCCATTTTTTTCATAATTAATTCTCCTTTACTTATAATACACTGATTTACGGGGTTTTTCAAGAAAATAGAATATTTTATGAATAAATTGGACATAAATTGGATTGGTGAGTACTATATAGTGGTAGACAATACCGGAATATTTAGAATTGATTAAATTTATATAACGCAGTCACGTAAAAAATTGTCCTGTCCGTGGCGCTTGGACGGCGAAAGCCAGATATAAAATTTATCAAGGATGGTTAGGAATTGGAATCAGGTGTTACCCGCGCCTGACACATTTGGCAGACTATCGGTTCTAGTAATAGAAAATTTATAATAATTTATAAGTTGTGAGTTGTTAGCTCTCACCCACAGGATCAAATCCAAGCAAGAGTCTGGTTGGTGGTTCACTAATAAATGTTTCATATCCCCTCTCGCGTACTTGCTTGGTGGGATAAAAGCTAGGGGTTTATACAGAGCGTGAAAATAAGGATACATATAAATGATCAAATCGCCGTGTACGAAGCACTGTAGAGTCCATGAGGGGCATTGTACGGGCTGTTATAGAACTATAGAAGAAATATCTAATTGGAGGAATATGAGTGAGCAAGAAAAAAGAGAAGTTTGTTTCAAGATATGTAATAGACGATCAAGTGTGCAAGCAGTGCGGGACAAAGGTGTTTCTGATGATGACGAAAACTAAATTCAAATGTGTTCTATGCAGATCGGTTAGGACCGAGAAGCGTCAATAGGGGTGGATTGGGTAATACATATATTTATATTTAGGAGATTATGTTTGAACCACCCCGGCAAAAATGGGCGGCGACTGCCAAAATGACAGTGAAGATAAAACCCCCCTGCCATAATGACATGCCAAAATGGTCAGTGGTCTGCCAAAATGACAGAAAATCCTGCCAAAATGACACAAATCTGCCAGAATGACATGCCAAAATGACAGGCCTGCCTGCCACAATGACACCCGCACGCCCACAAACACACCCGCACACACACAAACACACACACCCACACCCACACACACCCACACACACACGCGCACACATCCACACACGTAGGCGCGAGGCGTTTTCGATTTTTTCTGAAAAGTTTTTTTTCGCCGTAATTTACGGTGTTTTTTTGCATTTTTAACCTTGCAAAAAATTAGTTTGTGACCTAACTTGTCACTCCTCTCGCGTATAAAGGGTAGAGCGACAACTTTTTCACTTTTCACTTTTTTGGAGTTTGCACAATGCAATACGATTTCAACACCATCGACGCACTATTCGACGCAGTATTCGGTTGCGAATACGATCCGGTAGGATGCACCATTGATCCTGCCATTGTCCCTGCCAGTGGTACAATCGAGATTGTCTCGGATGACATGGAAGTAGCGAAAATCGAGTGTGACATTGACGGTCACTGTATCGCCTTCGACTACTACTCTGCCTAATTCGCAGAATTATTATGACCAGTGACCAAACGTGTCACTGGTCTACCCGATACTACTAACAACCAACCAACCAAAGGTAACACAATGAAACGCACAATTAACCCAATACTGACCGCCAAAGTGATCGACCGCGACAATAACCGATGCCGTTGGTGCGGATTCGCCAACGCCACCCGCCAACTCGAAGCGGATCATATCGTACCCGAAAGCAAGGGCGGCGAGACTACGCTTGCCAACCTTCAATGCCTATGCTCTGCCTGCAACAAAATCAAGGGTGTGACCGAGTTGCCACCTATGGCAATCAAGGATGCAATCAAGGGTTTCGGCAACTTCGCTAGTGTAGAGCGTAAACGTGACGAACTGACCGCAATGGTCAAGACCATCAAGACCGACACTCAAGCGGATCTAACGACACTGGCAACCGAGTTGTTCGCCGGTGGCATGAAGAAAATTTATATCAAAAAACGCCTAGCAAAATTGACAACCGATGGAAAAATCCAGAAAATTCTAAAATCGCTCTAATGCGGTGTTGACAACCTACCCGATAACCCTTACCATAACCCTATCACACAACACTCTTCAAGGAATCAACAATGAAAATCGTAGATACAAACAAGACCGGCGACTATCTTCTGGTTCAACCAAAAAAATTCAACCCGTCTTTACGAATCACAACCAAAGCGGGATCAATCCTCTGCGAAGGCAAACGAGACTACGTTCTAGCAAAATGGAAAACTTTTAAGAATACCTGAGAAAGTGACCTAACGTGTCACCAACCTACCCTATACTACTGATATGACAAACAACAACACTAACGAAAGTAACATTATGACTAAATTTGAAAAATTCATCGCTTCCGTGGATTGCACTACCGAACTAAAAATCAGCGGGTTCGCTTGCAAGTCTAATTGGGTTCACACCACAACCGCCAACAATGTTTCGACCAACGGCGAAAGGGTTATGTTTTATGACCACAAAATCAAACGTTGGATTCACACCCAACAAAAAGATCTAAAATCTTTTGAGATTGCTGAGTAGAATTGACCTAACGTGTCACACCCTTACCCGATAATAATAACATGACAAACAACAACGCTAAGGTAAACAACATGACTAAGCATCAAATCATCTTCAAAGCTCGCATGGCAGGCGTTTCACAGCATCTTCTTCACATTGCTGTCTGGGCAGATGAGTTAGTCATCGACGGTAACAAAGTTACCTGCCTATACAATAACCCAAACGAGTGCGACGTTTCGTTTGAGATTCCTACCAACTAGTGACCTAACGTGTCACACCTATAGACGATAATAATAACATAACAACAACACCCGATTCTGAAAGGATCATCATGAAAGTTCACACCCGCGACCTAGTTATCGGAACCATTATGTCCAGCGGCGAAGTAGTCAAGCATACTCGACCCGCCAACGGGCGCATGATCGTCATGCTAGAAAATCCCAAGACCGGCAAGGTGCGACAAGGCGACTGGAACCTACGTGGTACGGTAGTCGTCAAATCACACCCCGCAAACAAGATCGGAGCGTAACATGAATTTCCAACTAGCATACCGGCGGGATGCCCTGCCGGAAGTGAAGTTTTTTGAAACCCTGCGCGCGGCGGAGTTGTATGCGGCGAGTATCGTGGAGGATTACGGCGCGACCATCATCGCGATCACGGATTTGAGATCCATCGTTTTTTACAATTAGGCCGGATTATGCTGATTCTATTCCTATTCGTTATAATTTGCCTAATGTGCCCAGACTTCGCGCGCGGAGTATGGCAAGGGTTCTGGGGCGAAGATTGACGTAAACCCTTTGCCGGTAACGACTTACGTAGCCGAAGGCGCCCGCGCCGGTGTAAGTCCTTGCCGGTAAACGACTTACGAAAATTATTCTTTTTTTTTCAGAATCTGCCGGATTCCGCTTGACACGCGCGAGCGGCGTATGCTAATATGTCTCGGCCCATCTGGGCCGAGTATGTTTTAATAGTCAGCTAGCCAGCCAGTCAAGCCCAAAATCGAAAAAATAATAAAAAAATAAATGTCTTTTCCAAGCCTCGCAGAGTCGCCGTTTGGCACGATATTTGCACAGGCGCAAAAAAAAAACTTTTTTAGCAGGAAAGTTTTAAGATTGACAGGGTGGATGCCGATACTCTATATTAGAAAGGAAAACGTTATGTTAGAAATTATGATGATCGTAAGCGCAAGTTTAACAATACTTTTTTCAATTTTAATTGTAGTTGACGCTGGCCTATAGCCGATAAGTATAGTAAGGAGATTTTGATATGAAAAAACAAGAAAGAAATGCGGTTGTGATTTTGGTTGTGGCTTTCTTTTTGGGGCTACTTTGTACCGGCTGTTCTGCTCAACGAAATGAGGCGAACCGGATAAGCTACCAACTACAAACCCGCTGCCCGAATATTTGGGATGAAACACCTTCCCAAGAAATTTCAATAAAAATGGATTTTAGGCGGTAATATGATTTGACAAGCGATTCCCATATGCTAAAATTGGGGCATACAACCAACAACACCTTTTGAGGATTTTCAAATGAACAGTTACGACGAAATTCAATGCGAAGAACTAAACCAAATCGACGCATACGACCACATGATGTGGGTCGAAGCGATGGAAGCTCATGCAAGCGATTGGGCAGAGCAAGACGGAATCGACGCTTATTGGGACGATATTTTTTGTAAAATTTCCGAAGAACACTTTGACAACCAGCCAATGCCTTGGTAAAATTAAGACCATAAGGAGGACTTGATCCAATGGACAACTAGAGAGGCAGGGGTAAACCCCGATAAAGAAACCTAAGATCCTCGGCTTGATGGACAA